GTAATATAACAATAGCTAGTACAGAAAGAGCTATGGTAGCTGGAGATATTTCCGTTGCTAATGGTGTAACACTAACAGTAAATGGAGTTTTAACAGTAGTATGAGTAAAATATTCGTAGACACAATAGAAGAAAAAACTTCTGGAAATAAAATAATTTTAAATAATAATTTAAAAGTAGATTCAATAGAACCAAAAACAAATAGTGGTAGTATTACAATTAATAATCCGTGTTTTCATGTAACTAAAAACGCAGATCAATCAATAGCTGATGCTACGGTACAGGTTGTAACTTTTGAGTCAACTACTGATGGTGCTGAAAATGGTGTAATTATTAATAAAGGTGGTTTATTTGCAAATAATAAATTTACTGTAACAGCTGCAACAACTGGAATATATTACTTCTATACTTGTTTATTTACACAATCTGCTGGTGTCCTTTCAGATTCATATGTTTATTTTAGAAAAAATGGTACTACCCAGATGCAAACGCAAATTGGTAGTTTTAGTTTTGGATCTTATACTTACAATTTTCAAGTTTATGGAAATATTAATTTAGCTAATGCAGGAGATTATGTTGAAGTAGTAATAGACTGTGACCAAGCAAGCAGTCAGGCACTTAGCGTTAATTATAATGCAAACTACTATAGAACAGAGTTTGGGGGGTATAAGGTAAGATAATGAGTGGAGTAATAGAAGCAACAAATTTGCAAACAGCTAATATAAAGCATACTAATGGCACAACTGCTATGACGATTGATAGTACTGGTAGAATACTTACTCCTGCAAGACCTTCATTTCATGCAAGAAAAAGTAGTTCCAGTGGTTCAGAGGGTTTTCAAGGAATAATTGTTTTTGATGAAGAAGATTTTGATATAGGAGGTAATTACAATACCTCGAATGGAAGATTTACTGCTCCAGTTGCAGGGATTTATTATTTTTGTTTTGACTCTTTAGTATCAACTAATTCTTCAGGAAATACTTTAGGGGATAACGAATATGTTGCAGTTCAGTTTCATAAAAACGGAAGTAGTGGTACGTTTAGCCAAAGGAGCTATCACAAAACTGTAGGAGCAACTCAGTTTAATACTATTCATAGAGTTGATTGTATTCAACTTGCTGCTAATGACTATGTTCAAGTAAATGTACTTAATGAGTTTATTTATTCTGATAATTCTGGCAATTATGATTCAACGTTTCAAGGTTTTTTAATAGGGTAGGAGTATAACATGACAAGTATAATTAAAGTAAATAATATACAGAATAGCTCTGGTACTGCTGCTATGACTATTGATGGAAGTAGTAATGTTACGTTTCCTCAGAATACAACCTTTAGTGGATCTGTTACTGATGTTATAAAAAAATCATCAACTGTTACTTTTAGTGGTAGTGCTAGTGCTTCAATTACTTCTGGAATATCAACTACAGCAAAAGTTATAACTTTGCTTTTGCATGATGTTAGTACATCTACTGGAACTAATGTAAGATATAGAGTAAGAGCTAATGGAGCAGATATAACTAGTAGTGGATATGAATTAAATGCTTGGTATGGAGATCATGCTGGTTCTTTTCAAAATGAGGGCACTTCAGCTGGAGATCATTTTAAATTTCATAGTGATTGGTCTGGAGCAAATAATACATACAATACAATAATAAGCTTTTATAATACACATCATTCAAGTTTAGCTTATAATTTCCAAGGTAAACTATTTAATCGTGGTGCTGGTGGAAGCAATTATTCGGTATTTGCCTTTGGATTAGCTGGGAGAATAGCATTATCTCACGCAATAGATGGATTTACTGTTTATACTGCTGATGCAGCTAACTTTGATAGTGGTAGTATGAGTGTGATAACACAGGAATAAGGAGAAAAGAATGCCAAGATTTAAAATAGTAGATGGAAAACAAATCCAATTTACAACAGATGAAGAAGCTGAAGCAGATAAATTAGCAAAGGCATGGGCTGATGATGCTCCTGTACGTAGAATGACTAATCTAAGGAAACAACGTAATCAACTCTTAGCTGAATCAGATTGGACACAAAGTAGAGATGTTACTCTTTCAAATGATGCTGATTGGAAAACCTATAGACAATCATTGAGAGATATTACTAAGCAAACACCTAGTGATGATGCCCTTAGTAATATTAAATTTCCAACAAAACCAAAGGAGTAGAATATGGCACTTACAAAATTAAACTTTGGTGGTAAGCAACAAGCTCTTGCAGCTGCTAATATGCCAACTGGTAGTGTGTTACAAGCAGTTCAAAATGGTTCAATAGCTGAAGATGTAAATTCAAATCCAGGAAATTTTGAAGATACAAATTACACATTATCAATTACACCTATATCAGCCAGTAATAAAATCTTAATTATGATGAATTTCCCATTTTTATTAAAGGGAACTGGCGACAAAGTAAGAGGTGGATTAAAACTTAACAGAGCAATTGGGGGTTCAACAACTCTTATTTGGAATACAAATGGTTATGATGAAATGTTTCATGCAAGACATGCAAGTGGTACACCTGATGAGTTAACTAATCTTTTTAATATGTCTTTTTTAGATGCACCAAATACAACAAGTGCAACTACATATACAATGCAACACATAATGAAAAATGATAGTGGAGCAAGTCAGTCAATAGCTTATGGTTCAGCTAGAGGTGGAAGCATAATTCTTTTGGAGATAGCTGGGTAATGAAACAAAAAATGGAAATGACACCTGAGCTTAAAGTTCAAATGGATCTACTGGCACATGAAAAAGAATGTGCAATTAGATATGAAGCTGTTAATGAAAAGCTACGTGGATTAGATAAACGTATGTGGCGTATCGAAGCAATGTCAATGGTAGGTACATTAGGTGTTGTTGCTTTAGTTATAACAATTGTTATGAAGTGAGGTTTACCATAAATGGAAAAACTTGGACGATTAATTGAAAAAGTTTTAAGAAAATTTATTACCTTTAGAGAATCCCCAGTTTATCTATCGGGTAAAGGAAAAAAGAAAAATGGAATTAGTGTTTGCTCTGATAACTTATCTAGGAGCCAATAGAGTAGACATAAGTTATTTTAGAAATATTGACAGTTGTTTTTATTTTGCAGAAAGAATAAATAAAAACGTATCTGTACCGAGAGTAGAAGGAGAAGTAAGATATACTGCAGTTTGTCAACCTAAGAAAATAAATATTAAAAGAGAAAAGATACATTAGGAGATTGCGATGGATCCATTGACTATTACTGCTGCAGTTAGTGTGGCTGGTAAAGCATTTGAGGCAATTAAAAAAGGATTTCAAATTGGACGCGATTTCGAATCAATGGGTAAAGATGTGTCTAGGTGGATGGCAGCTGCAAGTGATGTAGATAATGCAGAAAGAATGTCAAAGAATCCACCATTATTTAAAAAGTTATTTGCTGCAGGATCGGTTGAAGAAGAAGCTATGGCTGCATATATTGCGAAAAAAAAATTACAAGAACAAAGACAAGAATTAAAAACCTGGTTAAATATGACACAAGGACCTGGAGCTTACGATGATCTTCTTGCTATGGAAGGAAAAATACGTAAGCAACGCCAAGAGGCTATTTATGCACAACAACAATTTAGAAGAAAGGTTGCTGAATGGATTGCTATAGGTATTTTAGCTATATCAATTCTTGCCTTTATATTATTCCTTGCTTACTTATATGGTAACAAAGCCTATGCTGATACATATAAGTATGTACCAAAACCATATACTAAACAACAATTAATACAGCAAGGTAAAATATTTGAAAAGAAATATACAACTTGTCGATTAATGAAAAGGGTTAAGTCACGTGTAACTAATAGACAAGCATGTATATATAGAGGTGGAAATAAAACATACACATTAATGTATGAAAATAACTGCCCTAAAAAATATAAGTGTGTTTATGATCCTGGTGGTACAGAACCAAATATAGATGATGTCATTGATAGTTTAAACTCAATAAAAAAATAGGTAGAGTTATGGATTTAATATTAATAAAAGAAACAATTCTATATAAAGTAAAAGAGTTATTAAAATATAGAATAAGATTATGCAAATGCAATTGTAGTTGTAAGAAGGATTAAATATGTTAACAGCTTTAATAGGACCAGTCAGTAATCTTCTTGGAAAGTTTATAGAAGATAAAGACGTTAAAAATAAACTCG